GAACCGTGATTCGCTGGCAAGCACTTCGGTTTCGAGACCCACAACCCGCCTCCACGAGTGAGAATCTCCATCCCTGCCAAATCCACGCCGAATCGGACAACGATTTTATGACACAGTAAGATTAGGAAGTCGACTGCCGTACCACCAGTCGCCAGCCCAACTCGGTGCATTCAGCGGTATCGACCACGCCGGCGCGACCCAGATCGTCGCTCATCATATCGCCGGGCAACAGGGCGAGCCATTCCAGCGGCGGCAACAGCACCGACCACACGGCCTGCGGTAATGTCGTGGCGACCGCCAGTTCAATCTGGCCCGTCATGCCGGGCGTCGCCATCGCCGCCGGCCAGTCGGTCAGCACATCGGTCGCCATGCGGCGATCAACGCCGCCATACCCGTTCGCCCCGGCCCCCATCGAACCGGACGGGCGCGTGAAGCTCAGTCGCCGGAGCGTCTGCACGCATAGCGGTGCCTGCATACGCGGCTGCGCCGCCACGAACCAAATGCTGCCATCCGAACGCACCAGATAGTCCCCGGGCTGCGTATAGGCGGCGTCGAACACGCCCTCCCAAAAGGCCTCACCATAGCCGCCCGCGCGCACAGTCCTGATGCGCGGCCGGATGAACGCGGCCGGCAACCGCAAATAGCGGTTGACCGGTCGCAGCGGATCGCCCCTATCGGCCGGCCGGTAAGCATCCGTCTTTTCGCCGACCGCCCGCGCCGCTGTCCCCAGGCCGCGCCACAACTTGTCGCTGAGCAAGCTTTCGCGCATCATACCACCAGCGCAATGCCACCATTGCCCAGCACCGGCCCCGGCGGCACGCCCATGAAGCCGGCCAGCCGCCGCCGCCAGTCGTCGAACAGCCGGCGCCGGTCACGCACCTCGTCACGGTTGTGTTTCCACACTGCGGCCTCGTCGGTATCGAGATTGCCGCTGGCCTCTACCACCGCCCGCTCGAGCATCCACAACGAGGTCAGGTAATGCCGCACTACGGCCTCCTCCGAACCGCTGAGATACAGCAGGCGGTACTCCAGCAGCCCATACACCTGATAGTAACGCCACCCCTGCAGCAGCCCACCTACCCCGTGCGCTGGATAGCCGCAGAAGCGCCGGATGTCGGTCTTCTCGGCCTCGCTGAACGCCATGTCATCGCCCCCGTCCCACGAATGCCGAACGCCAGCCGCGACGGCGAAGGGCGCCGCATGCCTCGTCCGCCGTCGCGCAGAGCGCGCAAATGATAATCTCGCTAAGCACGCACCTGCTGATGGCCGACCGTTAGCCGATATGCTCGATCATCACCGCCCGCTTGAACGCGGCGTTCGTTGCCGTGGGAATCGTACTCGGCGATGTCGTGGTGTCGGACGGCGTGCAGAACCCGCCGATCCAGTACCAGGATTGCGCAATGATCTGCTGCAGCCGGTCGATCGGCTCGCGCGTCACCATCGCCACCCCGTCCACCACCGATACGATGCTATCTTTCGGTGCCACGTCGGCCGCCGCCATCCCGGCATAGTCGCCCTCGATCAACGCCCCCTGGCCGCACACGATCGGCCGGCGCACCACCGCGCCGGTAATCGTCGGATGCGGCTGCACATAGGTTTCGGTGGTGGTGATAAAGCGCAGCCCCAGGAAGTCGTTGATCATCCCCTTGCGGAACACCTGGTTTGCCGAGGTAGCACCCGTGAACAGCTGGCGGAAATCGTTGTCGGCGAACAGCTGCCGGGCCGAAACGGGATCGAGATAACAGTTGAACACGCCGTCGATCTCGGGCACCGCGTTCAGCCGCAGGAGCGCCACCGCATTCAGCAGCGACGACATGGTCAGGGTATCGCCGGTTTGCAGCGCGGCGGTGTTGCCGCGCCCGTTCGGCCGCAACACCGCGCTCGCCGTCGCCGCCGTCACCGTGTTGAGCGCGGTTGCATCTGCTACCGTTACTGCGCCGGAAAAAGTCAGCGTGCCCGAAATACCGCCGGGCGTGGTCGAAACGTTCACCGCATCGACGCTCGCTCCCACCAGGGTGTAGACATCTGATCCGACGGTCACGGTCAGCGATGCCGCTCCGCCGACGGGTGTCTGTACGCCGTTGACGAACGTGGTCTGGAAGCCTCGCACGTCGTCCACCGCCACCGTCGGTCCGGGCGAAGCCAGCGTGGTCCGCACCCGCGTGTTACCGCCGAAATATGCAGCGAACAGCGCATTGCGCGCCAATTCATCGAGGCTGCGCGCAGCCTGCTCGCCATTGATCGCCGCGTTCAGCAGAAACTGGCTGGCGATGCCCACACGACTGGTCACCATGTTCAGGTCTGTGGTGGCAGCGTAATGGTTGATCGTGATCGTGTACTGCTCGATGGCGAAGGTCTGCGGCGTCAACCCATTGTCCAGGTTGGTGTTGGTCGACGGCACGATCGGCACCGTCACGCTCGGTTTCAGCCCGGCGCGCGTCTTCGTCAGCGTCTCGCCGATACCGACGGCGAATTCCTCGCGGTCAGCGACAGCACGGTAGCCCAGGCGGCTGTGCAGCGCTTCGTCGAACTCGCGCTCGAGGAACCCCTGCTGGATGATCGGCTGCAACGCGGCGGGAAAATTCTGGATGCCCATGCTCTACTCTCGTGGTTGTGCAATCCCGGGCGCCCATCGCCGCGGGGTCCGGTCGGTCGCTCGGTCGCAGTCCCTCAGCGGTGGTGTGGTCGCTCAGCGCCGGCGCAGCAGATCGGCGCGCGCGGCATGCCATTCCTCGGCCGTCATGTCAGTAGCCCGCCGCGCACGCGGCGGCTGTGCCGGCGGCGGCGTCGCCGTGCTGGAAGCGCTTGCCCCGGTGAACAGCCATGGCTTGGCGCGCCGCAAAGAGTGCATCAGCGCCGCCGCGCCTTGCACGTCGCCCGCATCGTCGACTGTAAGCCCGCCGGCATCTACCAACTTCAGCCCATCGAGGTCCACCATCCCGGCACGGACCGCCTCGGCCTTCAGCTCTGCCCGGATCAACCGTTCGCGGCTCTGCGTTTCCAGTTCGGCCAAGCGGCGCTGCAACGCCGCTGCGCGCGTCTCGGCATCCTCGGCGGTTGTATTCGTCGGATCGTCTTCGCTCATGGAGTCCTCTCGGCTGCGATTCGCGCCAGCTCCGCCGGAGCGTCCTCAATGTCGTAGACGTCAGCGATGCATTTGAGCGCCGTCTCTCTTGAGATGGTGCCGGAAGCCGCCAGCACGCGCAGTGTCTGCGCATCGCGCAGCCTGTCCTCGGCCGTCGGCGGATACCAGCGCGGCCATTTCAGTCCGACCCGCGCCGAAACATCGAGCGTTGGTATACGCTCCCCGTGGGTGCGTAGCGCGTAACGGTTGGAGGCGCGGATCACCATTCGCGCCAGCTCCAACAGCCCGGTGCCGTAGCTGACCCGCAGGTTGTCGGCAAGCCACACCAGGCCCTGGTTCATCAGTTCCAGCGCCCGCCCCGACTGCGCCGCCGCCAGGCGGTCCGCCGAGGCCCGGTTGCCATGCACGCCCTCCAGCGCGAGTTCGCGCAGGGTGCGCACATACTCAATCACCGCGGCCGCCGCGGTGCCGTTGATCTCCAGCAACTTGGCGTCGCCTTTGTCGGACACCACCAGCGCATTGCCGCCGCCGCGGATCAGGTCGCCCTCCATCCCCGCCGGCTCGCGCACCAGCAATGTGGGATCGGAGCTGTATTTCAGCCCCCGCCCAGCTTGGCTGAGCTGATAGTCGATCTCAATCGCCGTCTCGATCGCCGGGCGGAAAGTGCAGGCGCCGTCCACGCGGTCGCCGCCCGGCAGGTTGCGGATCCACACCAGCGGCACGAAACCCAGTCCGTGCCGAACGGTGCGTGCCTCATCCACCACAGGCTCGCAGTACGTCCCCACCGGCCAGGGCTCGTACCAGGTCTCCGCTTCGGTATCCCAGCGCCGCATGAACCAATAAGTAGCGGCCTGATCGGCCAGCGCGTAGCCTTGCGCCGTCAGCGCCGGGCCTGGCGCCTTGTACGCCTCGGTTACGCTCAACAGTGTGTCAGGCTCCTCCGGATCCCAACGCGGGGTCAGGTACATTGTGTCGAGCACCTGCAAGAACACCCGACCGCGCAGCACCCGCAACTGGATCGCCACCGACCCCACCGAGCCGCGCAGCCCGGCCTCCAGCATCACCCGGTTGAGCCGGGATTCCTTAGCGATGTCCCCCAGCGCCGCGCGCACCGCCGCATCCTCGCTGTCCAGCAGCGGGAAATGCCCGTCACCGAACAACAACGACACGCTATCGTCCACCACAATCCGCGCCAACGGATAGCGCACCGAGGGCCGCCGCAGGCGCAGCGGAATGTATTCGCCGGCTACGTTACGCTCCTCGTGAAATTCGTATGGCAGCGAATCGTACAGCCGGCCTTCTAACACCCGCTTTAGGATGTCCAGTCGCCGCATGCGCTCGTCATAGTCCCGATCGACCGGGATCAGTCCGCAGATGGTCTCGAACATCGGTATCTGTACCTCAGCGGGACATAATCGGCAGATGCAGGCGCCGCACCGGCGGCGGCGCATCGGCCAGCATGGAAAAGGCGCGCGACAGTGCGTCCACCTGGTCGTCCTTGCGACCGTGCGGAAAGTCGCGTAGCTCGTCCAGCAGAGCGCGGTTCCACCCGCCGCGGATCAGCCGCAGATTGCCAACTTCCGCTTGTGCCGCCACCGGCAGAGCGCGCGTCAGCTTGGCGCCGGTCTCGGCGGACGCGATCACCCGATATCCGGCCAACCTGGCAGCCAACCACGCCACCTGGTGCTTGCCGGCCTGGCCCGGATCCTGTGGCAGACCGATCGGCACCGCACGTCCATCCTGATGCGCGGTCGTCACGATTGCCTCCTCCACTTCATGCGGGCCGCCGCGCAGCCGTACTACGTCCAAGACTACGAAACGACCGGATGACTCGCGCCCAAGCCGCAAGCCGACCGTCCAGTCCGGATCGCGTCCATCGCCATCCGCCGTCGCCGCCAGATCCCAGGCGCGGACGCTGCCGATATCGGCCGACGTCGCCTCGACAACATCGATCTTGCCGAGCGGGAACAGCGCTCCGTTATCGCAATGCGGCGATTGCTGGAACAGCGCCGACCACATCCGTCCACCCACCAGCGCCCGCTTGCGCTCGAGCGCGGCGCGGTCCTCCCACTCCGGCCAAAGCGCCTCTCCCGGCGCCCGTCCCAGCGGATCGCCCGCTTCGGCCAGCGCCGGCAGCCGCAATACCGTCCAGCTGTCGCCGGCTTCCAGCAGCCGTCCGCCCAGGTCGTCCGGATGCCAGCGCGTCATCACCACCACCACCCGCGCGCCCGGTCGCAACCGCGTCACCAGATCGCTGCGGTACCAGTCCCATGCATGGTCGCGGTACAGCGCACTGTCGGCCTCAGCATGACTCTTGATCGGGTCATCGATCACAACGAGGTCGGCCCGCCGACCGGTGATCGGCCCGCGCACCCCTGTCGCGAAATAGGTGCCGCCGGCAGTGGTCGCCCACCGACCGGCGGCGCGGTCACCAACCGCCAGCCCGTACCCCAGCACCGGCGCGTACTCGCTCACCAGCCGGCGCACCTGCCGGCCGAAATGCTCTGCCAGGTCGGCGGTATGGCATGCCGCAATCACCGCACTGTGACGCCGGCGGTGCAGCCACCACGCCGGAAACAGCACCGATACATAGGTCGACTTGGCGCTGCCGGGCGGCATCAGCACCATCAGCCGGTCGATCTCCCCGGCCTCCAGCCGTTCCAGCTCCGCCAGCAGGCGCAGATGGTGCCTTGCAGGCGCGAGCGGCGCGAGCGCCGTACTTGCCCATTCCGACAATCCGAGCGACGACCCTGTCATGCGCCCGGGTCAGCCTCTCGCTGTTCGTTGAAACGCAAAGCGGCGTGCCCGAACTCCGTCCGCGCACGCCACCGATCATGGGGAAATATATAGCCTGCAACGGGGCATTTGGGCAAGGACTTTTTTCTGTCTGTCTGGATTTTTTTCCGTTTTTCTGTCGATCCAGAACGGAACGGTCCAGAACCCTCTGTCCTTGCTGGAAAGTCTGACAAGTCCTTCCTGGCCTTCGCAGGCGTACCCCAGTCATCACCGGCACCCTCGCCAGCAACCTTCTACCGAGCCGCAATTCAGCCACAATTCCGGGGTTGATCATCCTGCGTTTCCTAGGCTCAATGAGCGCCGTTTGATCCGCACCATTGCCGCTCGCCCCGCTCTTGGGCATGGCGGTTCCATCATGACCGCGTGCCGGACACCGGAGCGCGGCAACGGAACGGGATACGATTGATGATCGGTTTAGCAAGAACCGCCCTTTCGGGCGTCGTGGCTTCCGTATTGCTGATGGGTCCCACCCTCGCACTCGCGACCCCGGCCCAGAATGCCAGTGGGCCGAGAACTTCTCCCCCCGGCGATCATCGCAAGATCACCCAGGCCCGCCACGCCCGGCAGATTGCCGCCCAGACACACCGTGTACGCCGCCCACTCGTGGTCCATCCAGCCGCAGGCTACGCTGTCGCTCGCTCGGCTTCGATCCGCTCCGCCCTGTTTATCGGCGACTATCAGGCCACTGCAGGCGACCAGCAGAGCGGTTTGGCGTCGTGGTATGGTGGCCAACGCTGGCACGGCAACCGCACGAGTAGTGGGAACATCTACGATCAGGACGCCCTCACCGCGGCTCATGCCAGCCTGCCGCTGGGCAGTCGCGTCCTCGTTACCCTGGTCGGCACCGAGCGTAATGTCGTGGTCACGATCAACGACCGGCCGGGCACGCGACGGCGTATTATCGACCTCTCCCGAGCCGCCGCCAAGGAACTCGGCATCCTCGAACGCGGCGTGGCCATGGTCACACTCACCCCGCTCTGATCCGCCGCACCGCTTTGGCCATAGCCGGCTGCCTTGCGGCGGCCGGTTGTGCTTTGCCTCACGCCAGGCAGACCCGCTACGCGGGCGATCTGCCCAGTTGCACGAGCGGCCCAGACGCGCGGGCAACGCTTGTGCGCTTGACCGATCGCTTTAGCTTCGCTCCATCGGATGGCACTCTGGTCATCTCGGGCATCGTGGCACCCGACGGCAGCTTCGCCGGCTCTTTGGTCACCGACGCGTCCCAGCACGACCGCCAGGACCGCTCCGGCACCGAACCCCCTCCCTTTACCCTCAAGGTCACCGGCCGCCTCGGCGATGCGGAAGCTGCCGGTATCTACGTCACCCCGCGTTGCCGCACCGCGTTCCGTCTGCCGCGCGTCGAACCGACCCTGGTGCCGTAAAGGAAGGCCAGAGGTTCTACCCCTGGCTTTGCCTTGCGCCGCGCCGTTATCCTGCCGCGTTCAGCGCTCCGACGATCATGTCCACTCCCTGGGCGTGCCACCGCTGCACCGCCTTGTGGTCGGCGCCGAGCATCGTCCCCAGCCGGCGCCACGGGTAAAGATGCCGGTCGGTTACCGGATTGACCAACGCTCGCGCACCAACAATGCGCCGGAGCACGCTGCGGTCTCGCGGGATCAGCGGAATCCAGCCCAATGCCTCGTCCATGCGCGTGATTCCCTCCGCTGGAGGCACCGGCGGACGCAGCCGCGAAGGCACTGGCTCGCCCTCCCCCGCTTCAATCATGTGGCGGACGAGCGTCGTCACGTTCATCCGCAAGCCGGTTGAATATCCGCCCGGCGGCAGCGCCAGCAAGGTTCGCCCGGCCTCCTCCAGGCGCGCCACCACCAGCTGCGCATCGTAGTACGCATGGCCATATGCATAGTCCGCCATCTCGCGCCGGCGGCTCACGGAACGCGATGCGGGAAGGTTCGGTGCCCGACCGGTGCTGCCGCCAGCGCCCGGGCCCGCCGACCTCATGCCAGGCTCCGCAGGCTCGGCAGCGTCGGATAGTGTGTTCCGTCCAGCCAGGTTCCTTGCGTCAGCACGCCCCAGGCCCGCGGATGCCCTGCTGGCAGCGGTTCACGCGCCGGGTCGTCGCGCAGAGTCAGGCTGGGCGACGGCGGACGTGCCCTGATCCGCTCGGCACGCACACGCGCCGCTTCTGGACTGATCGCCAGCGCTTCTGCGATCGCCTCCCAGGATTCACCTTCCAGACGCAGCCGCCGCAGCCGGTAATCACTGGGAACCGTCCATGTTTCGCTGGTCGTCGCCATGGGAAACCTCTCGCTCTGACCAGGTCAAGTTAGGACAGCTAACGCCACCGCGTCAATCATGCTTTCGTTGATCCGTTAGAATTTTTCACGTACAGAGGGGCTATGATCGTCCCCCCAGCCGCCGAGCTCGGCGCACGCATCCGCGCTGCCCGCCTTGCCCAGGGTCTCACGCAGGAGCAGCTGGCGCATGCCGTCGGCGTCACGCGGAGCGCCGTGGCTCAGTGGGAAACAGGCCGCGCCGGTCAGGTCGGCGGTAATCTGGCACGCATTGCCCGCGTCCTCGGCAGCAGCGCAGCCTACCTGCTCAGCGGCGAGCAGGAGGCCGGCGCCGCCCCCCTGCCGCTACGCGGCGATGAGATGGCACTGCTACGCGCCTACCGGGACTGCGCGCCCGATGACCGCGCTCTGCTCGTCCGCACTGCCGTCCGCCTCGCCCGACTCGCTACAAGTCCGGAGCAGGCGGAAGCCGCCCACCTCGATCACAATTCATTGAAATAGCGCAATTCAGCACGGTAGATTTGCGGAAGCTCGCGCTAAGCGAGAATGTGCGCCGCCCTTTATCAAAAGGTTGCACGGTTTTCAGGCAACTTGACACCGTCGCGGACAATCCCGCGAGCGAATCATGTGCAAGCGGCATGTCCACATGCTCACGCATGTCGCCCGGCAATCGGCCCGTCCCGTTAATTCGATTTTTTGTCATTGGCGAAGACACGTTAACGCTTGCCCGCACTTTACGCGATGGATTAAGAAACCTCTAAGGCAGGTTAACCTTTAGGGGCGAGCGGAAATGGCGACGGACGTCACGGTTGTCGGTGTGGCTGGTGCGACGGTCACCATCCCGTTCACCAGTGCCGATAATTACGTTCTTGCACAGTACGGCGCTGCCTCGAACATCAGTTCGCTGCCTGATGCCTCGAAGTTCGTCGCTTCCGGCGCGGGCGCATCGACAACGGCGGCCATTGGAATCATCAGCGACGTATCCGGTGCCACGATCACCGGCACTGCAGCCAACGCCTCCGTTCTCGCCGGCGGCAGCAACTTCGACTACACGGCGGCTGCCGACGGCCAGAGCATCTTCTTCAGCGCCAGCGGAACCGGAAACCTGCTGGCGAACGGCCCGGCCGCGGTCGGTGCCGCCTACTACATCGACGCCGGTGGTTCATCCTCCGTCATCGGCACCACGGTGGACGCATCCGCCGACACCACCACGGTAAACGCCTATTCCGGCTACCTCAACGTGCTCGCCGGTTCAGGCGGCGTGCTGCTGAACGATTGGGGCGCGAATGTCAGCCTCTCCGGTGGAAATGCCACCGTCGGAGGAGGAGGCTCGGTTACCCTGGCCGGCGGCACGTTCGATATCTACCCCTACAGCGTCGACACAATACACGCAGCTACCGTCCCGGCCCTCATCGCCACCGGCGCCGGCAATGTCGTCAACAGCGCCACGCTCCCGGGCGGCGCCGGCATTTCCCTGACTCTCGCTGATGGCGCGGCCGTCAGTGTGCAGGGCCTCTATCTGACTTTCCCCACCGACACGATCACCGCTCTGGGCAGTGGATCGATCCGCGCAGTCTCTGCTTATGCATTGGTCGATCAGGCCGGCGCCGGTAACTTGTCCTTGGACCTCGCCAATGCCGGCCAGGTCACCGTCGACGCCGCCGCCGGCGCCACCGAAACCATCGCCACCTCGACCGTGCCGGGCGTGAATGCCAATGTCAGCGTCAGCGGCGGCAATTTCAATCTTGCCGGCAACCAG